ACCTCCTATTTCTATAATTACAGTTGTTAAACTTCCAGAAAAATCAAAACTACTTTTATATGTTTGATAACCAGAATTACTACCACTAGCTGATAAAATATCAGTTCCAGAAAAAACATCTGTCGTTCCATTTTTACCTGTAATGTGCATATAGATTGAATCTTCAGCATCTTGTTTATCTACTTTAATTGAATAATTTGTTTCTCCACCATGTTTTATATTTAGTTCTGAAATATCTACTGTTTGAATAAAAGTAGTTCCCATACCTTCAACACCCATAGTTGATGTTGAGTTACCAGAACCAGTTATCATTGCACATTTATCAGTTCCTAATTGACCACATGAATTGCCACTAGGCATAGAAGCTGGTCCTTGACCTCCCCAATCAATATTCATTTCTCCATCTTTAGATGAAGTAACAAAATCATTTTCACTATCTAAAATATTTCCAGAATCTTCATTTGTAACTGTGGTTGTTGTTATAGTGGTTTCTGTGGTAGTCGTTGTTGTTATACCACCATTTTCAAATTCTATTGTTTCAGTAATAACTTCATCAATTATTTCTTCTATTGTAGGGGTACAAAGACCTGTCGTATCAGTTGAGCAATCTACAGCTTGACTAGAAAAGGATAGGGAAACCGATATACATAGCCATAGCCATAAATATAAACTTCGTAAATTCATTGTTAGCTTCTCTTTCTTCAACTGTTATTTCTTTTCCTTCTAATAAATTAGCTTTTATTAAACTTCCATCTGGTATCATTTCTGGATTTTCTAACCAACCTTCTTTTGCATCTTTACCAATTTTTGAATCGTAAGGACAATAAGTTCCAGCTTGATACATACTATCCCATGTGCGGCTATCTAAACACAAAACTGACACAGCCGCTACCTTCATTCCCATAGAATAAAGTCTAGATGAAATTTTTAATTTAGCACAAAGTGGATCTTCTTTCATAAGACCAGTTGCAATTCCTAGTATGTTTGTTTGTATTGCTCCGCTAGTTGCTACCATACAAATATCAGAATTATTTACAACAACACTTGGAGCAGAAGCTGTAGGAACACTTTTATCTATTACAGTTGAACTGACAGTATTTGTATCTGCCGCATGAGCGTGGTTCATTAGACTACTTAAAAAAAATATTAATATAGAAGCTAATACTAATCCTATAATAAAAGGTTTAATCATCTCGCTGTTGTTGGTACGCCATCACTTCCAACAAATGGGTGTTCTGCAAATGCCATGTAAATTATAGTTTCTCCGCTTCCATTATTTGCATTTTGTGCTTCTGTATTTCTCACTTTAAAACCATTAGATAAAAAATCAAAACCCCACCTTGTTTCAGTTGTCTCCGCATCAGATACATTTGCTTGAAGTTTTGCTCCAGCCACTCTATTAAAAGGATTTCTTTTAATATCCTCTATTATCCAATTTTCAGACCTACTTACATTACGATATAATAACCAACTGGGTTTAAAACCAAGATAAACAAATGGACCATCTGTTGCATGCCCATTACCTGTGTACGAGCCAAATTTACTGTAGCCTTGGATTGGTGCAAAACAGTAAGCTACATAATCAGTAGTACCTCCTGTTGCACCATCAGAACCTACGCCAAATACAGTTGAAGTTGGGGTGCTATCATTAAAATAGTTAGCATCATCTGCAAATACTGTAGTATCATCAAGTTCTCCATAATGAGTTGCTCCATAATGAGGATGTTGTACAAACCATTGTGAAGTATCATCTCTATCTTTTCCAATTATTAATGTAGGTGCTACTCCTAATCCATGAGCTACTGTTCCCGCACTTCCTGTTCCTGTGTAAGTAACAATGGAAAATCCTGCTGTTGTATTAGCTTGGTATACAGAATCAATAGTTCCTACACCTGTTGATGAAGCATCATTAGTTGTTGTTGTTCCACCATTAGCTTTCCATTGCCAAGCTACATAATTATTTGCACCGCCTGTATTATTAATATCTCCTAAACTTGTGCCTGTTGCAAAACCATCAGAATTTACAGAAACACCAGACCCACTATCTTCTGCATCAGTTGTATTGGGTTTTAATCTATTAGTGACTCCTCTTGATGTATCAAATGTATTATGATTATTAGTGCCATTTCTAACTTTAATCCAAATCCAGTCTGGTTGTAAATCTGAATTACCATCATTGGTAACAGTTATTGATGCTCCAGTTCCAGACGTATATAAAGCTGTTTGAAAATATGCTGATGGGTCGTCTATTGTTGTATAAGCCATTATCCGTACTCCGCTAAGTTCTTCGTGCATAGTGAATAGTATCCACTAGGTACTGTGTATTCAAAATTTCCCAATCCCGCACTATCAGAATTACCACTTGATATTGCAAAAGGTGGATTGCCAAAATTAGTTGAATGTACTGCTGAACCATAACTATAAGCGGCGGGTGAGTATACTCCCGCTACTGTAAAACTATGTTGAGCATTTGTTTTACTTGCACCACTTGTAGGATCACAGCTTGCTTGCCATGTTCCATTGATACCATAATATAAAGCACCATTATCTAAATCCATAGCGTGCATTACAATATCATTTTGCAATACCTCATTTGTTTGGTTTGTTGTTGTTTCAGCATTATCATGTTGAGGTTTTCCCCTCTTATAGTTTAATGAATAACCACCATCTCCACCCGCGTCTGTATGATTAAATGTACTATCATTAGCCCAATCTGGATTCCATTCAGCTATATCTCTAATACCCGTACCAATTCCATTTCCGTAAGTTGTTGTAATTTTATTTTCCCAATACCATTTTCCTTTTGAAACACCAAAAGTACCTACTGCACTAGAGCCATAGCTATTATTACTATGACCAGTATATGTTGTATTGCCTTCACTAAAAGTTCCATATTGTGCTAAACTTTCAGGTGTAGCTAAAAAATTATAAGTACACCAATTGTTCGTAGGTGTATCTACTGTAACATCTGTTGCGGCTAGGTTATTTACTGCAAAATGATTATCATTCCCACTTGTATCTGCACCTATGCCACTTGAGTTTGCACTAGTTCCTGTTTGTTTGAATTCAAGTCTGTAACCATTAGTACCATAAGTTATATTTGGTTCTTTAGGAATCCAAACTCCGTTATCATTATATTCTCCAAAATCACTAGCCGCATATTGTGTTCCATCAGCAAAATTAACATCAGCCATATAACCATCAAAAGGTGTATCGTTACTAGCACTACGAAAACCTATATAATGTTGTTGATCTGTATTAACTCCTAATTCAAGATTTTGTGATGGATAAGTAAGTTGTGCTGTGTCTGTTACTTGTGAGCCATTTATATACATTTTAAAACGATTAGATTCTGTTGATTGTGTAGTGTCCATAGCTAAAACAAAATGATAAAAAGCACTTTTATCACGTAAACTAGCACTTGTTTTCAAAGCAAATTGAGAAGTGTTACCAGAAAAAACCATTACTTTTTCACTTTCTCCACTTAAAATGCAAAATACAACTCTATTTCCACTTGCCCCTAAACCTGTACCACCAGAAAAAAAAGTATGATCGTGTGCTGTTCCTGTTGAAATTTTGACCCATGCACTCCAAGTCCATGTTCTTTTATTACTAGCACTACTTGGAATTCTGCCTAATGATGGACTATCACCATCATTAAACCTAAGTGAATTATCTATATTAAAACCACTATCTAATGTTCTGGCTGGGAGGATTAATGGCATATTATTCCTTTATAGGGAATTCGCCTAATGGTCTTGTAACTGAACCATCTTCTTGTTTGGTGTAAGTAAATAAAGCCGCTAGTGCATCTACATTTGCCGCACCATCTATTTGAGTTTGCATAGAATTACATTTTGTTCTTACTGATGCTCTCCAAGTTTTCCAACCACTATTCATTGTTGTTGATGTTTCTTTTGCTTTGATAACTCGCCAATCACTCGGCTGTAAGATACCAGCACATTGTTGATCTATCATTTCTTTTTTTACAGTTTTTAAACCTTTAGTAACTATTTGATCTCCGTTACTATCATTTTTTGGATCATTAGCTGACGTACCATCTGGAGCATTACCATTATCTATTTCTGCTTGTGACCATACTTCATTAACATCTGCAATAGCCCTAGCTGTTGCTGTACCATAACTTGCAACAACTTTATCAGCACTAGAATCATAAGCTAATGTTTGATTTGTATTGATGTACCATGCTTCATCTTTTTTATTCGTGTTATCATATTCTACTTCATATAAACCAATGGCTTTTTTTTCTTCTACTGACCATAAAGAATAAATTTTAGTTGAATAACGAATATCATTAATAACTAATTTTCTTGGATTATTAAATGTTTGGGTAATGCTACCGCTTTCTACTATTGCATACATATTTTAACTTTCACTTAAGTTCATTGAGCGACCAATTTCTTGCCATACACTACCATTGTATTTAAAAATATGAATGTCCGTCTTGCCATTAGTCGCTGTTTCCGTTGGTTCTGTACTTGCTGGAAATTCAAAAACTGTATTCCACCCTATAGAATGTGAGCCATCATAATTTATTTCTAATGAGATAAATGCACCTTCAACTGGATTAGTTGGTGCTGAGAAAGTCGTATTTTCTGTTGTTAAATGATATGCGTTTGGTTTAGCTTGACTATCCCATGCTACAGCATTTGATGATGATGTTAAGGCTTGTTGAGGAATATAAGCAAGATCGTTAAATTTAATTGCTCCTGTTCCTTTTGTTGAAAATTCTAAACCTACATTTGTATCACTACCATTTGCTGAAATACCTACATTATTTCCTGTAGCCGCATTTGTTAGTTCTGCATAATTTACAGCACTCGCAGTAGTTTGTAATATTAGTTGTTCATTATTGTTTTCATCAAATAAACCATGAGCATCATCTATTTTTATATTCTGTGAATTAGTATCTAAATCTCCACCTAGTTGAGGTGAAGTATCTGAAACAATATCAAAAGAAACTGTGCTATCTATAAAGTTAATTGTATTTGCTGATGTGTTAACAGTAGCAAAACTAATATCATCTGAACCATCAAAAAATTTTATATCTAAAGAGTTTGACCCAGAATTAGTTGTATCAAGCCATATAGTCCCTGTAGTAGCAGAACTAGGTCTTGATGTTCCACTGTGCATTGAGTTTAATGCCGCTAAAATATTGTTTAATTCTGTTCTAAAAGCCGAAAATCCTTGATTCGCTAAACTTACATCTGAAACTTGAGCCATATTTGTTATTTACCTTTTTAACTTGTTGATTGCAACCCAAAACCCTGTGCAACATAATCAAATGTCCTTGAGATACCACTACTTGATGAATTTGTAAATGCTATTGAGAAACCAGTTTTTGACTTAGAGGATATTGTATAAAAATCACCACTAGCCATATTTTCTGCTGATATACCTATTGCTGGTGTGGCATAAAATGGTTTTCCAAAAGTAATAACTTTTGTACTTGTTCCAGAAACAACATCATTTTCTGACTCAATTCTTTTTTCCATATTAACTGTAACTGATATTCCAGATACAAATGCTCTTGTTTTATTATTAGCATTAGCTAATCTAAGTCTAAATTTAAAATACCGACCTTTATATGTTGTTGTCGTATTCATATTAAAAAATTCTGTAGCCGCACCAAGACTTGAATTTGATGTTGCAACTTGTAAATTTATTGTTGCATTTGTAGGGTCATTACCATCAAAAGGTGCTGGAGCATCATCAAATAAACTTGCTCCTCTTCCATCATCAAATAAGTCGTAGGGATCTTCAATTTGATCTACTGTGATGTTTTTGGTAAACGATACATCATAAATAGCATCTAAACTTAAAGATTGATTAAGAGTATAAAAACCTTCATTATCTATATTAGCAGTATTATTATTAGGATTAGATGTAGAATCAGTTCCACCTAAATCAAAATTACCACTTACACTATCAAAGTTTCCTACAGTATCATCAAAATCAGTTATTGTATCAAGTATAATAGAATTAGTTCCAGAACTATCCGATAAAGCAACATCTGCATCAATCGTTCCTAGAGTTAAATCTTCTGTTAAAGTTGATATATTATTAAAGGCTTGGAGTGATGATATGTTTGAAAAAATAATTGTTTCGTTGTTTGATTCGTTTCCTAGTTTATCTACCGCTTTAATTAAGAAAGCACCTGTTCTAGCGTTTGTTGTTATTGTTGTTCCAGATGTTCTTGGTACTTGTAACCAGTTTACTGATTTATTCCATTGACTTCCACTTTGAACATTTTGATATCGTATCTCATAATAAGAAATATCAAGATCAGCAACTGAGTCCCAGTTTAATTGCATTTGATTTGAGCCTTGCATATTAACAGAAAAGTTTTTTACATCTTCTGGTGGCTCGGTAGCACCAACAATTTTTCTACTTGCACTTGTATATGTAGAACTAACTCCTAAAGCATTAATTGATTTTACTCTTACATTATAAGTTTTATCATCAATAACATTGAGCATTTCATAATTAGTTTGGTTTCCTTTTCCAATAATTTTAAAAGTAGATTCTGTGCTTAATTTAGCTTCTACTTGATAATATTGCACAAACTTATCTGGACTTGCACCTACAACAATATTTAATCTCGTTATCGCTGTTCCTTCATTATAAATAATTAATTCATCTGATAATGTTACACTTGCTGGAGCAGAAACAGAAAAAGGATTTGGAAGAGTTGTATCTGGTATTGTTGGTACAGCTTGTTGAGTTCCAAATGTATAATAACTATCTTGATGTTCTGTTAAAGTTAAAGAAACTGTCATATCAGTATGTATTGTCATATTTTGAACTCTAAAAGGTTTAGCAGAAAAACTTGGAGTAGCGTGAGTAATGTTTACTATATCACCTATAGATAAATCCATTGCTGTACCATCAGCTTTTAAAGTAACATCTAAACTTGATCTTGATCTTCGTAAAATAATTTCTGCCATTTCTCTTGCTTGATAAACATTAGTTATTGTTGGAAAATCAAATCTTCCTTCTAATAAAATACCACCATCTGCTGTTTTCATATTTGCGTGTTGATCTGCACTAGCTTCATTTGAATCATCAACAGGAGGATATTGAACTTCATCTGATTGATAATTTTTATCTGGATTTATAAAGGCAACTAAAACTCTATTGTATCGTGAATTTTTATTTTTACTTGAAACACTTACGCCACCTATAATATTATCTTCTGTTAAAGTTATTGACGCACTTCCAGTTGTTTCAACTAAAATTTTATACAATCCAGAAGTGTAATTTAATAAACCTCTGCAACCTGTTAAAAAATGTTTTACATTTTGTATTGCTTTTTTAGATGTATCAACAACTGCATGACTATCCATCAAATCAATTTGATCTGCACCAGAAAAAGGAGTTATATTTGCATCACACACATCTCCAGCAGTTTGCCAATCTGCAAAATTAGTATCAAAATATGAGTTAGCAATACCCATACCAAATCTTGTATTGCGTAAATAATCTAATAATTGATAAACAGGATTATCAGAATACGCCCATGTTGAAGTAGTATCTGCTCTATGAGAACCAGAGCCACCAGTAATAGAACCATCTAAATTTGGATTATATATTTTTTTCCCTTTTACTAATGCGTGTACTTGCGGAATACCTCCAAATGCGTCTGTGTTCCATTTAAACTTTAAACTAATGTAAGCCAACCCTCTTAATCTATGATTGCTCGTCCATGATGATAATGAACTTATTAAAGCACAAGCTGTTTGATCATCTGCTCCATAATGAGGTCTAACTGTTATTAAACTTTCTGCGGAAGAATCTGAATCGTTTGGGTCTGCTTTAAAAAAATTTGCGTCATTACTTGCTACTGTTCGTTCTGTGTTATCTGTTAAATCTCCAGACCATGTAACAATATTATCATTAATAAAAATAGATGTTATATCCTCTATTTCTCCTTCGCCTAAAATTAAAGCTAAATACAAATATTCGTTATCTGTTCCAGAAGTTTCTAAAAAAACTGCATTACCTCCAACTTTTCTTGTTCCATAAATTATAGGTATTGCACTATTAGATGATCTTTTATTTAATAAAACACCTTTAGCTGTATTATCTAACTCACCAAAGTCTGGTATATCTGGAATTGGTATAATCCAAGAAATTAAATCTTCAACTATATCAACAATAGCATCAATAATATCTCCAACTATTGGTATATCATCTATAAAATCACACATTTATTTCATTCTCCAAATATTACCCATTTGTTCAAAACCAACTCTTTCTAATAATTGACTTGCAACAAGTTTTGTTGAAATACTTAAATGAATAGCTTTGTCATTTGCTTGAGTTTTTATAATTTTCATAATGTTATTAAATACTTCTAATGATCTATATTCTGGTAATACATATATAACTTGAACATTTAAAATATTTTCTGTACTCCATAAATATTCTGTATTGTGCATTACAGATAATCCAATTAATTTATCTTTATCTAAATTTTTAACCATTAATATTTTACCATGTTGTAAAAAATAAAATATTTTTGTTTTTAGTTTGTCATTATCAACTTTTGGATAATTTAATTCTTTAACTTCATTTTCAAAATTTTTTAATATTTCAAAAATCTCATTAGTATCTTTTTTTTCTGCTTCGTAGAAATGATAACTACTCATGGTTTCCCCCATTTTAAATTTAAAACATTTAGAGCCGCAAACTCCATACCTTTATCACCACTAAAAAATCTTTGCTGTGAATTATCTGATGTTGTTCTTCCAGATTCTTTATCAAAAGTTGCCCAATGTGAAGTAACAGATAATGTTACATTTGCTGAATCTGTATTATCTACTATTCTATGTTCATCTATGGTTCCATAAAATAATAAAAAAGGGTCTGATATTAAAGCATTAGAACTATTTAATAATCCTCTATAAATTTTTACTTCTTTTCCAATTATATTTTCATTTAAAATGACTGCTACATATGTTTGATCTACTGCTGATAATTGTATTGCTAAAGAGTTTTTTGTTGGCTGATTTGTTTCACTTACTCCTGTAATAGATTTTAAATGACCATTTGCTGTATATGTAATTGAACTACCAGAAACACTTGAAACTAAAGGAAAGCTGTTGTTTGTTAAATAAACAGGTGTTGCAAAACCTAAATGAACTAAAAAAACAGGGCTAATATTTCCTGTTGCTAATTCAGTTTTAAAAGCACTTGCTAATCCTCTTGCCATTAGATACTCTCAATAACATCAAATTCATATCTAAATAATGGCTTACCTTCATTATTACTTTGATTAGCCACAAATTCTTGAACATCACTTGTTAAATGAACTGTAAAAGGTACATCATCAAATGCTACTGTTTCATCATTAGCTAAAGCTGTTGTTAAAGGTGGTTCTATTGTAACTGTAGCCGCATTACTAGAAGATGTAACATCAGCCATAATCATATAGACTTTAGAATGACCAGAAAATTTTATAAAATCTCCAGCCTTTAATCTTCCAGCACCATCAGCGTGAAATCCATCAATAGCAATAGTTGTATCACCAACAGCATGAACTCCATTTACATTAATAGTTGTATTTTCATTTCCTTGTGCATCTAAATAGCTGGGGAAAGTTATAGTAAAGTTTTCTTTCTGTGATCGTTGTTTAATAATAAATGCTTGTATTGGTGCAAATGTAGATCGTGGCATTAATGGATAAGAAACTGTAAAACTCCATCTCTGACCTTGTATCTGCCTACGAAATGTTTTTCCACTATCGGTTTCACTTATTAAAGTTTTTTGATTACTTTTAATATTTAAAGTATCAAAAGAAGTATCTGGTAATGCCCCACTCATATTATTGCCGCCCTTCCTTTTTCATTAACAGCACTATTAATTAAATTAACTATGACTCCTCTACTATTAACTAACAATTCATTGAACCCTCTAGCATCAACAGTATTAATATTAAAGTTAACATTTACAGGTTGACCATTACCCATTTGATTATTTGGAACTATTTTTCCAGAACCACTTGGCACAAACATTTCTGGACCTTTTTCTCCAACCATATATGCTTGATCTTTGTTTACTGCACCACCTCCAGCCCTAAAACTTGTTGATCTAATTTGTGCAACCATAGCCATACCTTTTGCAACAGTAGCCGCCGCCGCTATTGCACCAAAAGGAAAACCACCAAAGTTTCTAAAAGCCGCAACAGCCGCAGTATGAGTATCTACTATTGCTTCTGCTATTCTTACAGCTTTAAATGCTTGGAAAGCTGTTTTGTTCATTCCAGCTAAAATTTCTAAAGCATCTCTTGCTTCTGATATTGTATGATTTTTTGCTTGTTTTTCTATTTGTGCTTTTTTATCTTCTAATGCTTTTTCTCCAGCTATTCTTGATTCAGCATATTCTTCATATACTTTTTTCATATTTTGAAAATGTGCTATTTCATCATTTATTTCTTTAACCTTAGCTTCATTATTAATTCTTTCTTTTTCTGCTTGCATTTCATAAAAAATAGCTATGCTATCTAATTTATTTTGATTTAAAATTTCTTGAATTTCTTCATTATGTTTATCTATTGCTTCTTGTTCTTTCCTTAACTCATCTAAAGTTTCATTTAAAAAATCACTGTTTATAGTTTTTTTTGTTTCTGAATTTTCTTTTACAGCATCACTTTCTTTTTTTAATGCTCCAACCATTCTTAAAATTTTATCTTCATATACAGGATACGAATCTTTAAAAATTTGATCGTTTGTTTCTTTAAAACCATTTAATTTAGTTGAAATTTCTTCTATTAAATCTTTTTGATCTTGTATTTGATCTGCAAACTCTTTTATCTTTGTATCGCCATATTGATTTTGTAAATTTTTTAAATGTTCTTCTGCTAAAGATAATTGTTTTGTATAATGATTAATTTGTTCGTTATTATGTGCTATTGCGGCTGAAGCGTTATCA